GGCGACGGCCTGGACAACCTGCAGCGCCACGAGGACATCGAACTCGCGTGCACCTTCTACGGCCCGCTCGGCAGGACTTACGCGGCCCTCCTGCGGGACGGGCTGAGCATTCCTCAGAACACCGCTGCGCTTCGAGCGCAGGGCATGGGACTCGTCGAGAGCAGCGCCGCGCGCAGCGTACCCGAGCTGGTCAACCAGCAGTGGATCAAGCGCTACGACATGACCGTGAAGCTGCGCCGACAGGTCAAGCGGTCCTACCCGGTTCTCAACCTCCTGAGTGCCGATCCCCAACTGATTTCCGACTAATCGAGGTACACACCAATGGCAGCAAACCTTGGCCTTCCGGTCAGCAACGTCGTCAACGTGCAGATCGTCATGTCGCCCATCGCGGCGGCGCTACGCAACTTCGGCAGCTTGCTCATCGCTGGCGACAGCAGCGTCATCGACACCAACGAGCGGCTGCGCCAGTACGGCACGCTGGATGCCGTGGCGGCCGACTTCAGCATCTTCGCGCCGGAATACCTGGCCGCGGCTCTGTACTACGGGCAGACGCCGCAGCCCTCGGCCTTGTACGTCGGTCGCTGGGCGAAGACGGCAACGGCCGCGATCCTGCGCGGTGGCCTGCTGTCGGCAGCGCAGCAGCTCATGACGAACTGGACGGTCATCAGTGCCGGCAGCCTCAGCATCACCATCGACGGTGTCGTCAAGAACCTGTCTGGCCTGAGCTTCACCAGTGCAACCAACCTGAACGCGGTGGCCAGCACCATCACGACGGCTCTGGCCAGCGCCGGCACCTGCGTCTGGAACGCCGTCTACCAGCGCTTCGAGATCTCCAGCGCCACGACCGGGGCGGGCGTGAAGGCGTCCGGCTCGATCACGCTGACGACGAACCCTGTCGCAGGCGATACCCTGACCATCGGCGGAACGGCCATCTCGTTCGTGGCGTCGGCGCCAGCCGGCAACCAGGTGCTGATCGGCAGCACGGCGGCGAATACGGCTGCGAACCTGCAGGCCTTCCTGCAGTCGTCGCCTGACGCCCAGATCGTGAAGTGCTCGTATGCGACCAGCGGTAACGTGACCTCGGTCACCTACGCCGCAGTGGGAACGGCAGGCAATGCCTTCACCCTGGCCAAGACAGGCACGAACATCACGGTTTCGGGGGCAACCCTGTCCGGTGGCGTCAACGCTTCGTCGATCACCTACGCAACGCCGACCGGCTCGGGCACGGACATCTCCGGCCAGCTAGACCTGGTGGCTGGTGTGGCCTCGTCGCCCGCCCAGGGCACGAGTGCCGAAGCGGCCGCTGCTGCGGTGGCCGCCTTCGCCAACATGTCCAACGACTGGTATGGCCTGTACTTCGCCGCGTCGAGCGTTCTCGCCGATGCCGACGTGCTGGCAGTGGCCGGCTACATCGAGGGTGCGGGCGTGTCCCGGATCTACGGGCATACCACGCAGAACCCGCTGGCGTTGGACCAGACCAGCAGCGCGGACATTGCGAGCCAGCTGAAAACGCTGGGCTACAAGCGCACCTTCGTGCAGTTCAGCAGCTCGAACCCCTACGCTGCGGCTTCGATCTTCGGCCGAGCCTTCACGGTCAATTTCCAGGGCTCGAACACTACGCTGACGATCAAGTTCAAGCAGGAGCCGGGCGTGGCGCCCGAAACGCTGACGGTCAGCCAGGCCGCGGCTCTGAAGGCCAAGAACTGCAACGTGTTCGTCCGCTACAACAACAACACGTCCATCGTGCAGGAAGGCGTGATGGCCAACGGGTACTTCTTCGACGAGGTCCACGGCACTGACTGGCTGCAGAACGATGTTCAAACCGCAGTCTGGAACGCGCTGTACACGGCGCCGAAGATTCCGCAGACGGACCCGGGCGTAGATGTGCTGCTGACTACTGTGGACAGCCGCCTCGCACAGGCCGTGACGAATGGCCTGGTCGCGCCGGGTGTCTGGAACGCCGCGGGCTTCGGCGCGCTGAACCAAGGCGACACGTTGCCCAAGGGGTACTACAGCTACGCGCCCTCGGTGGACACGCAGGCGCAGGCCGACCGCGAGGCTCGCAAGGCTCCGGTCATCCAGTCGGCGATCAAGCTGGCCGGTGCAATCCATTTCTCGGACGTGATCATCAACGTCAACCGCTAAGGGGTATCGAATGGCTACTTACAGCTTCCAAGACGTCACGGCCACCCTGGTGGGGCCGACGGGCAATGTGAGCCTTGGCTACGGCTCCGCTTCGGCGGAAGAGGGCATCACCATCGACATGGCCGGCGACAAGAACACGATGATGATCGGAGCGGATGGCGAGGGCATGCACTCGCTGCACGCCGACAAGTCGGGCACCGTGACCGTGCGCCTGCTGCAGACCTCTCCCACGAATGCCAAGCTGCAGGCGATGTACAACGCTCAGACGCTTTCGAGCGCGCTGCATGGGCAGAACCTGATCCAGGTGCGCAACACCCAGAGCGGTGACTCGACAACGGCGCGCAACTGCGCGTTCAAGAAGAAGCCGACCGTCAGCTACTCGAAGGACGGCAAGGTCAACGAATGGGTGTTCGACTCTCTGAAGATCGACACCATCCTGGGGACCTACGCATGATCTCGATCGAGCTGAGCGGCAACAACTACCGCGCCGGCAAGCTCGACGCCATGCGGCAGTTCCACCTGTCGCGGCGTCTGGCGCCGATCATCCCGCCGCTGATCCCGGTGTTCATCAAGCTGAAGGCCGGTGGCCTGGAGCAAGACATGCTCGGCTTTGCCAGCGTGCTCGGCCCCTTCGCCGACGGCCTCGCGGCCATGAGCGACGAGGACAGCGAGTACATCGTCGGCACCTGTCTGAGCGTGGTGCAGCGCCAGAACGGCAAGGCTTGGGCCAACGTCTGGGACGTGCAGGGCAAGGTCTGCATGTTCGATGACCTGGAGTTGCCCGACATGATCCAGCTCACGCTGCGCGTCATTCAGGAAAATCTCGGCCCTTTTATCAGCGGCATCCTTACCAGCCAGCAGGGATTGCCGATGACCTCGACGCAGACTGGCTGACGCTGCCGGGCGGCGAGGACTGGCTGCTCGCCCCGGTGCACGCCGGGATGATCCTCTTCCCCGCCCTCAAGGACGGGTCCGTCGATCTGGCCGACATCGCGCTCATGAACGACTCGCTGACCGTGAAAGCGGACAACGAAGCACTCGCGCGCAAGTTGATGGAAAAGAAAAATGGCCACTGAGACGATGCGCGACTACTTGATGAGCCTGGGCTTCAAGGTCGATGAGGCAGGCTACAAGAAGTTCACCAACGGCATCGAGACGGCAACCAAGAGCGTGGTCAAGCTGGTGGCGACCGTCCAGGCGGCCGCACTGACCATTGGCGCCGGCGTGGCCGCGTTCGCATCGAACCTCGAAGCCTTGTACTTCGCGTCGCAGCGCGTGGGTGCCAGCGCTACGAACCTGAAAGCCCTCGAAAAGTCGGCGCAGAACTTCGGCGTGGCGAGCGGGGAGGCTCTTCAGACAGTCCAGTCGCTCGCCCGCTTCCTGCGCGAGAACCCGGGCGGTGAGGGCTTCCTGCAGTCGCTCGGCGTGCAGACCAAGGATGCAAACGGCAACCTGCGCGACACAGTGGAGATCACGGCGGACCTGGGCGCCAAGCTGGCCCAGATGCCCACCTATCTGGCAGCGCAGTACGGGAAGATGTTCGGCATCAGCGAGAACATGCTGCTGGCGATGCGCAACCCGGCCTTCGCCAAGGAGCTGCGCGATCAGCAGGCGCGCGTCAAGGATTCAGGCTTCGATCAGGCTGCCAAGGATGCGCATGAGTTCATGATGAAGCTGCGCGAGCTCACCACTTATCTGGAGGCTTTCGGGCTGAAGGTGTTCGAAGCGCTGGTGAAGCGGCTGGGCGGCGGTCTGGAGAACTTCTCGCAGTGGTTCGCCAAGAATGGTCCGATGATCGCCGACCGCGTTGCGGACATCCTGGTCAAGTTCCTGGAGCTTGCGGACAAGATCGGCCCAGCCATCATGTGGCTGGTCAACAAGCTGATCGAGCTCGACAAGGCTACGGACGGCTGGAGTACCAGGGTTATCGCCTTGATCGCCGTCTTGAACATCCTCACGGGCGGAGCGATGGTGGCCGGGGTGTTGGCGCTGGCCGGCTCGTTCCTGACACTCGGAGCCAACATGCTTGGTGTCGGAGCGACCGCGACGGGACTCCTGACAACGCTCGGGAAACTTGGCGCCGCTGGCGCATCCCTTGCCGCAGGCTACGGTCTTGGCACGCTCGCCAACAACGAGTTGGGCAAGACCGAGACAGGACGTTCGATCCAGCGGGCTATCGGTGACGCAGGCCTGTCGGTGCTGAACTTCCTTGGCATCGGCAAGCACGAGGGTGTAAAGCTATCCGCAGACGCTCAGCAGCGTGTGGGCGCTGCCCCGTCTACAGCGACCACCAGCACGTCAGGCGGATTGGCTGATTCGGCCTTCGGAAAGCTGATCGCCAGGGGTGAGGGCGACTACAACAGCGTGAACCGGGGCAAGGCTGGTGGATACCGGTCGGGCACCGAGGACCTGGAAAAGATGACCGTGGCCGAGGTCATGAAGGCCCAGCGAGAGCAGAAGTTCAATGCAGCCGGCCGCTACCAGATCATCAAGGGCACGCTGGCCGATGCCGTCAAGTCCCTCGGACTGAGCGGGCAGGAGAAGTTCGACCGCGCGACGCAGGATCAGATCTTCGAGCACTACCTGGTCAACAACAAGCGCAAAACCATTGCGGACTACATCAGCGGCAAGAGCGACAACCTCAATGCGGCGGTGGCTGCCGTGGCGCGGGAATGGGCAAGCGTGGCTGACCCGGCAACGGGGCGCAGCTTCTACGCTGGGACGGGCAACAACAAGGCCTCGATCTCGGCAGAGCAGATGGCCAGGGCGTTGCAGAACACTCGGGCGATGAACCGTGCTCAACCGCCGGTTGGCACTGCAACAGGCTCCGCCCAAGGTGCGACCGTGCAGATCTCGCAGAAGACGGACATCCACGTCTCAGGCGGATCAGATCCCGGTGCCACGGGCCGCGCAGTGGCTGGCGAGCAGGGCAGGGTGAATGAGAACCTATCGCGCAACATGCAAACGGCGGTGAGCTGATATGGCCATTGTGGAACTCTTGACCATCGCACCGAGCAGCAGTCTCGACACCATCGAGATTCAGGCGTCGCTGGAAGAGATTCACAGCGATGTCCTGCAAACCACGGACCATCCAGTCGAACGCGGTGCTGACATCACGGACCATGCGTTCAAGCGTCCGTCTGAGGTGGTGTTGCAGTGCGGATGGTCCAGCAGCTCGACGGAAGCCCTGGTCGGCGCTGCCGTGGCCCTGTTCTCCGGGGGCAGTCCGACGAGTGCTGACTACATCGACTCGGTGTATTCGCAGCTGCTGGCGCTGCAGGAGTCGCGGGTGCCGTTCAGCATCACCACGACGCGGCGCCAGTACGACGACATGCTGCTGCTCGGCCTGCAGGTCACCACAGACAGCAGGACCAGCAATGCTCTGATGGTCACGGCGACCTGCAAGCAGATCATCATCGTGGACACGCAGGTCAGCACGATGCCTCCGAAGGCGAACCAAGCCAACCCGGCCAGCACGGCAGAAACCGAGAACGCTGGGGTGAAGCAGCCGCAATCTGGCGCGACACCTTCGCCGGTTGGGGCGGCGCCACCGGCGACTTGGGGCAATGAGGCGCGACGCTGATGGCAACGATCTTCACCATCCCCCTGTCCCCGACACCTCAGACGTTCAAGATCACCTTGGGCGGCGTGGACTACCGGCTGACCTTCACCTACAAGGACATTGAAGAGGGCGGCTGGATTCTGGACATCGCGGACGCGAACAGCGTTCCGATGATCTTGGGCATTCCGCTGGTCACGGGCGTGGATTTGCTGGCCCAGTATGCGCACATGGGGTTCGGCGGAGAGCTCCGCGTGCAGACCACGCAGGATCCCGATGCCGTACCGACCTTCGACAACCTCGGCATCGACGCCATCCTCTACTGGGTGACTCCATGAGCGTTCCACAGTACGGCCGCAAGGTCAGCTTGCTGGTGGGTGGTGACAGCGGCGACGCCCTGGATTTGTCGGAGTTGCGCATTGCCTTTGCGGTGCGCCGCGGTGACCTGCAGACACCGAATAGTGCCGACATCCGGGTCTACAACCTGTCAGACAAGACGGCTGCTCGGATCCTGCAGATGCTGCCCACACCGGAATTCACCCGTGTGGTCCTGCAGGCAGGCTACGAGGGAAGCTTCGGCGTCATCTTTGACGGCTCGATCAAGCAAGTCCGCCATGGCCGCGAGTCGCAGACGGACACCTATATCGACATCACCGCAGCCGATGGGGATTCGGCGTACAACTTCAGTGTTGCGGCGCTCTCGCTGGCGGCAGGCGCGACGCCGAAAGACGCGATCAGCAAGATCATCCAGGTGATGGCGGCGCACGGCGTTACGCAGGGCTACGTGCCAGACCTGACCGGCAACCCCACACCGCGGGGGGCAGGTCTTTTTCGGCATGGCGCGCGATCGGCTGCG